GAAAGCCCCGGTAACTCTGGGGGATGTTGCCGGGCACTGGACGTGACCTGCCTGATTTTTCGTTCCCATGCGTTACAGCTAGCAGGAGGGCGGAAGCCATGGCGATGCTGGTAGACTTCGAGGTCACACGCCGGAGTTCGAGCAACGACCCGACGGCCGTCAAGGTCAGCACCCCCAGGGCCACCTGGACGGTGCGCGTGGGGCAGGTTTGGCAGGACTGCGACAAGCGCGTGGGCACCAGGAAGGTGCAGGTCATCGAGTTCTGGTGGCCCATGACGTCCACCAAGTACATCTGGGCCCGGTGCCAGGTGGTGGAGGTGGAGCCCACCAGGGGCAAGCACTCGCCGGGCAGGAAGGCCGGCCGGGCGCTCGCCCCGCGCGAGGTGCGCATCCGCCTGGACCGCATGCGGCCGACCTCCACCGGGTTCAAGCTGCTCGAGGAGCCCCCCAGGGCCAGCCACGAGAGCAGTCTGCCGTACTAGGAAGGGGTGGGTCATGTGGAAGAGCCGATCATTCCCCAGGGTGCGGAGCCACAACTACTCCTGCGGCCCCGTCTTCTGTGACCTGCGGCAGGACGGGACGGGCTACGGGGTCCAGTGGGCCGCGTGGCACGTGTCCCAGGGCCCCGCGGGGCTCGGGCGCATGCACCACGCGATCGTCCTGGAGGTGGTGCGGGAACTCGCCAAGAACTACCAGTCCCCCAAGGTGAAGTCCCCGTGGATCGACGCGGTGGTGGAGTTCGTCCAGTTGCACATGCGCCGGTTCGGGACGCCGCCGACGCAGGTGTCCCTGTCCCGGCTGCGCTTCGTGCAGTGGGTCAGAAAGGCCGGCCCGTACATGCAGATCTTCCTGTTGCCCCCGCCGAGGCGCTCCTACTGGGAGGAGGGGGCGGTGCCCTCGGCCGACTTCCAGGCCCAGGTGGTCATGCTGCGGGTGTTCCAGAACACGCCGGGGGAGACAGGCGTGTCCGTGCAGTAGGAAGAAGGAGATCGAACATGATCCAGAACTCTGATCGCGTGCCGTTCCCCCCGGTTGGCCTGGCCGATGTCAAGCCGTGGATGAAGGCTTGGCGGCACCTGGAGGACCAGTGGAATCGGGAGCGGGCGCGGGTGTGGATGAGCGGGCACGCGGGGAGTGCCTGGGCGAAGGTTGGCGCGTTGGCGCGGGTGTGGGAAGCGGGGGCGGTTCACCCGATCCTCGACGAGTTGGCCTGGGAGGTGCGCCAAGCCCCGGAGGGGGCGGCGTTGGACGCGGTGGTGCTGTTCACCCGCTGGGAGCAGGCGGGCTTGACGCGCGCCCGGTTGATGGTCGGGCTTCTCCTGATCGGGGAGGTCCAGGAGTGCGCCTTCGAGTCTCCGGTGCGGTGGCGGGTTACCTACTTGTGGATCGGCCCGCGCGGTCCGACGTGGGTGGTCGAGAAGACCTTGTTCCCGACGATGGCGCAGGCGCAGTGTGCGCTGATCGCGGTGCTCACCCGCCTGGGGGATCGTACCGGGGGAGAAGAGGGGTGCCCCCCGTGAAAACCATCCAGGGAGAAGGCGGGCCCTACGCCGAGCTCGAGGGCCTCGAGGTCCTGGCCGAGTCCGACAAGGCAGTCAAGGTGCACGTGGACGGAGAGGATGAGGAGCCCTGGCTCCCGCGGTCCCAGGTGGACCTGGACCTGGGGGAGCGCAAGCTGGTGCTCCCCATGTGGCTGTACGAAGAGAAGTTCGGCGGCTGACCCGCCGGGAAGGAGTCCCCGTGGCGACCAAGACCAAGAAGCTGCTGACCGCGCGCAAGGTGAAGGGCGAGACCTGGATCGAGCACAAGGCCTCCGGCATGTGCGTGCCGGTGTTCGGCGAGCTGCCGACCAAGAAGCAGGCGCAACCCAAGCTCCCCAAGGCCCCCACCGAGTCGGTCACCGACGCCTGCCAGGTGCTGGCCCACGAGCGAGACCAGGCCCGGCGCAAGCTGGCCCGGGCGGAGAAGCTCCGGCAGACGCTCCGGGGGGCCATCGCCGATCTGAAGTCGCAGCTCTACCAGAAGGACAAGCGCATACGGGAGCAGGACACGGTTCTGAGCGAGTACCCCGGGCTGCGCGCGCGCGTGGCCACCCTCGAGCACTCCCTGGAGGAAGCCAACAAGCGCGCCAAGGGGTACGAGACCCGCGCGATCGCGGCCGAGCGGGATGTGGGGAGTACCAAGCGGTAGAGCGCAACCTGCTGGCCGAGGTGGACAGGCACAAGGCCCGCCTGCAGGGCTGGGAGGAAGAGCAGGCAGCCCACAAGTGCGAGGTCGCCCGACTGCACGCGGATGCCTTGCAGTGCGCCAAGATCAGGCAAGAGCTTGCGGAGGGGTTCGACCTCCAGAAGCACTGGCTGCACGACCTGGAGGAGGAGAACGCCAAGCTGCGTGCGCGGGCGGCCGAGGTGGACCAGCGCCTGGAGGCGGTACTCAAAGCCGGCTTGGCCTCCGAGCAGCGCGTGGCCCAGTTGGTCAAGGAGGTGGCCCACTGGCAACGGCATGCGGAGGCACTGGATACCGTGCGGGACCGGGAGGCCGTGCGCACCAGGGAGCTGGAGTGCAAGACTGCTGCGCTGGTGGAGTCCGAGCACCTCGTTGCCTCGCTGTCTGAGAATCTGACCTGTGTCCGGGAGCGCGTGGCAGCTATGGAGGACCGGGTGGCGCGGGAGCACAATTTGCACGTGGCCGAGGTGGACAAGTTGCACGCCTCCCTGTGCACGGCTCGACTGACGTCCCAGCGCGCCAGGGAGGACCTGCTGCAACTGGCTCTCGCGGTGGGGCAGCAGGTGGACGAGTTCTTGCTCCACGTGGGGGCGCTCCCCAACTGCTCGGGGCTGACCTCCCTGACTTCCCTGCTGACCCGCGCGGTCGCCATCCAGCAGCAGGCGCTGGGCGGGCAACTGGCCGAGTTCTCCCTGGCCGATGATGACCGGCGCGAGTTCATCGAGGCCAATCGGTGCGCCGCCGAAGGCGGCGGGGGGAAAGATTAGCATTGATTCTTACCAAAACCCCCTGTAAATCCACGCGGGTAGCGTGGGAATATGCCAGCGGGAAACGCGGGGGGTATGCCCGGGGCGCGGCCGGCTGCGCCGTAGGCGCGGGAGGTGCGGGATGAGCGAGGATCTTCGACTTGAGAGAGACCAAGCGCGTGCGGAGAGAGATTCGCTGTGGAAGGCGCATGAGCGACTGCGGGCCGAGGTGGCGCGGCTCCAGCGGATGGAGCGGGCGGTGAAGAAGCACCTGGAGTTTATCGAGAAGAGGATCGACCTCGCGCGGCGCATTGACAATCAAGACGCCGAACGCGATCTGGAAGTGGAGCGCACCACGCTGAAAGAGGTCCTTTCTGGCCTCGGCCCGGACGGTCGTCCCGTGGGCAAGGGGGTGGAGTCGTGAAGTGCTCCAAGTGCTGGCTGTGGAAGAAGGGATGCCTCGACGGAACGCATCGGATGGAGGTAGCCGATGACTTCAGGAATGACGCTATCTGCCCCGCGATGCGCGCGGTGATGAAGCTGGCGAGGAAGAACGCCAAGGCCGGCGTCTGCACGGTGAGTCCCGAGCGTCGAAAGTCGTGCGACTGCTCGCACCCCAGCGACGCCATGACGGCGTGCGTGGACTGCCTGGCCCGCTACGCTACCGGAGGTGGCAAGGGACCAAGAAGAAGGCGAAGAAGGTGAGGGTGTACGTGTACCAGACGGGGGACCTGATGTTCCGTGCGTACACCGGTCCGGATTCTCATGCTGGCGGGGTGAGCGTGTGTGTGGACCACAGGCTCAAGCGCATCGCCCTCGCCATGGCCCGCGCTGCGGCGGTCGCTGGCGGGTACGAGGTGGAAGATGAGTGACCACACCTGCGGCAACCTCGGCGGCAAGCCGTGCGAGTGGTGGGGGATGCCGGAGTGCCCCGTGTTCCCAGAGAACACAACGGCCGGGCTCGGCGTACATCGCCCCGCCTGCGCCCCGATGGTGGCGCTGATGGAGGCGAGGGAAGATGCTTGCAGGGCGCGGGCAGAGTCCGAGCACTACGCCAGAAGAGAGAATTCAGCCCTCAGTGACGTTGCAAGAATCACTTCCACGACTGACGAAGAGACCAAGACCCTAAGACACGAGGTGAAGTATTTGGAGGCCGAGGCCGCCCGGTGGAAGAGGGAGGTGGAGAGGCTGGCGCACCGGATGAGCAAGCTGCGCGTGCGGAACCCGCGGGATGAGCGGACGAACCTATCGCGCGTTACCCCCGAGGATGCGCTCGCCTGGGCGCTGGAGAAGAAGCCCCCGGCCACCCCGGCCCCGCCGTCCTGGAAGCCGGGGTGCTGCGTGGATAGGTCGTGCAACCCGGACACCTGCATGCGCCTCCCTCCAGGGTGTACCTGCGGGGACTGCCTGAGCCTCGAGCGGTGCAAGGCGCTGTTCGGGTGCCAGTCGGGGAACACCACCTGCGACCGGTTCCCGCGCCAGTTCGTCCACGTGAGGAGGGTGCCGTGATGCCAGACCTGCAGACGAGTCCGCTGACCGGCCAGACGATTCTGGTCCTGGACGACGACGGGGGGAGGCACAAGGTGTTCGCCCGGGCGCTGATCGGCAACGTGGTGATGCACGTGCGCACGGCGAAGGAGGCCATCCGGGCGTTCGCCATGACCCAGTTCGCCGCGGCTTTCCTGGACCATGACCTCGGCGGGCAGCAGATGGTGCCCAGCGGGCCCGGCACGGGGTACGAGGTGGCCGAGTGGCTGGCCGCCCACCCCGACAACTGCCCGCGTGTGGTGTACGTGCATTCCCACAACCCCGTGGGGGTGGCCAACATGCGGCGCGCCCTGCCTGGGGTCATCGCGCTCCCGTTCGACCCCGTGTGGGGGAGGTAGGCTGGTGGTCGGCGAGTACACCCAGCAGTTGGCCGAAGGGGTGGAGACCCAGGTGGAGGCCCACCTACTGCGGGAACGTGTGCGGGAAGCGGTATTCCAGTTCCCTCCACGAACGGCTTGGGTGCTGCGCAAGCGGTTCGGGCTGGATGCCGGGGAGGGCGGTGGGGAGTGGACACTGGCGGCCGTGGGGAAGTCGTTGGGGGTGCAGAAGGAGCGTATTCGGCAGATAGAGGCCAAGGCGCTTCGGCAGCTCCGTCATCCTTCCAGGTCGCGCGATCTGCGGCGGCTCTATGACCTAGATTACGGTAGGGAATCGCTTGATGAGTGGCGGGCGGGTTACGCCCGGTGTTCTGGCTGTGGGGGAAAAGGTGGTCGGCCGGAACGCAAGGCCCCCAACCAGTGAGAGATGGATAGGTGCTGGCATTGCGGGGGTTCGGGCCTCGAGCGGATTCCCTCGCCAGCGTGGCGCTGTCCCCGGTGCCGGAACACCGTGCGGGGGAGTGCTTTGTGCGAGGTGTGTGGGCGCAAGCGGGACTTGCCGGCGTGGTTTTCGCCCACCCGCTTGCCCGTCGGGGCCTACCTACCCCCGCCGCGCCCTGGTCAGCCCTTGCTCCCCGCCGGCCGCTGAGGCACACTCCGGGCTGTGAGCCCACCGACTGCCAACTGCTCGAGCCCCAAACAGCCCCCCAACCCCACAACGGGCCCCACGGGGGTCCGCCTGCCTGCCAGGCGCAAGCGGGGGCGCCCGGTGCGGCAGCCTTGCCTGAAGGCCCTGCAGGCCTCCCTGGACGCTCTGACGGGCCCCGTGGGGAGCCTGACCCGGTACCAGGCTTCCCTGCAGGCGGACACCGGCCAACCGCCCCCCCTCGAGTGCCCGTGGCAGGAAGGCAGCGCGCCGGGGGCGCAGGACATGGCCCGGGCGATCGTGCGCCCGGTGCTGACCCCGAAGGACCGGGAGCAGTTCGTGACCGCCGGTCCGGACGGGGACCGGGCGCTGTCCAAGCGCATCCACGATCGGATGCTGCGCACCAGCTGCGCCTTCTTTGCGCAGGAAATGCTGTCCGAGCCGTTCATTGTAGGCAAGCACCATGCAGAGTGGGACAAATTGGCCTACGAAAACAAGCGCCTCTGCATCTTGGCGGCCCGCGACCACGGGAAATGCAGCCGAGGAGATGACCTGCTGTTGGCTGCGGATGGGGCGCGGGTACGGGTGGATCAGTGGTCGGGTGGAGAGTTGATCGCATGGGATGAGTTGCGGCGCGAATTTACCACCGCGTATTCCCCGCCTGTCATCCGGAATGGGAAAAGGCCGGTGGTGGAAGTGCGTACTAGGACGGGAAGGGTGCTGGTGCTGACTGAGAAGCATCCGCTGCTGACGTGGGATGGTTGGGTCCCCGCTGGGAACCTTCGTCTGGGGCAGCAAATTGCAGTAGCGTACACGCTGCCCGTAGGACTTGGGAAGATCCCCTTGCCGAGCGCCTGGTTGCTTGGGGTGTTGGTTGGGGACGGGGGGTTGACTGGTACGGGGGTAGAGGTGACGATTGCGGATCTGGGTATGCAGGATCAGGTCAGGAAGGAAGTGGGGGCTCGGGGTTGGGTGCTGTCTAAACGTGCGTTGCCGATTTCTTTCGGGATTTCTTCTGGGGGGCAAGGCGGCCGCGGGCCGAAGGAGAGGACACCTACTCGGTGGCTCAAGCAATTGGGTGCTTGGGGCGGTGCGGCAGAGAAAAAGGTTCCGGAGGCGGTATTTCGCGCGCCCGATGTGGATATCGCGGAATTCATAGCTGGGTATCTTGATTCCGACGGGACGGTCAACTCCCATGGCGGTGGAGCGGTAGAGTTTTACTCCGTGAGCCGGCAATTGTTGGACGGGGTGCAGCATCTACTCACTCGCTTGGGTGTTCTTTCTGTGCTGCTGCGTAAATTGGGGAAATATAAGGGAGAAGACCATCATTCGTGGCGGTTGACTGTTCGTGGAAAGGACATTTTGCGCCTAGCGGAAGTGGTGCGCCCACGAGGGGCGAAGGGCCCGCGGTTGCTGGAGGAAGCCTCAGTTCAACGCGGGCGTGGGCGTGCAAGCGGGGCATGTGTGGACCGATTCCCCTCCAATGCCCTTTGCTTGTTGGAAAAATCGGATGGTTGGCACAGGGCGCACGGGGGTGCTCGCCGAGTCAAAAAGTATCGTCCTACCAGAGAGAAAATGCGGCGGTTGGCGGAGCAGGAAGGAAACAAGGAACTGAAAGCGTGGGTGGATGCCCCGGTGTTTTGGGACGAGGTGACCGCGATCAGCTCGGCTGGGGAATGCGAGACGTGGGCGGTTTCTGTCCCCGGGTTTCATACCTACGTGTCCAACGATGTGGTGAACCACAATTCTCATTTTTGGAGCTTCGCTTACCCGATCTGGAGGGCGTACAACCACCGCCCCGGGCAAACCAAGGGCCGGCATTCGATTTTTATCTTCTCGGCTACTGCGGCACAGGCTGAAATTATTCTCGAAAACATTCGGACGGAGCTGGAAACCAATCCGAAGCTGTCCCACCTGGTGCCCACCCGCAAGACCCTGGGGTGGAGTTCCAGGGACCTTCGGCTGGCCAACGGCTACTGGATCCGGGCTCGAGGGTACGGCACCAAGGTGCGCGGCGGGCACCCCCAGGACATCGTGGTCGACGACGGGTTGAACGACGAGACGATCTACAGCCCCACGGTGCGGCAGAAGCAGATCGACTACTTTCTGAGCGCGATCGTCAACATGGTGCACCCCAAGGGGCGAATTATCGTTGTCGGAACGCCGTTTACCGTCGATGATCTGTACGGGGTGCTGGCCGAAAACCCGGCCTACACGTTCCGGGCCTACCAGGCGCTGACCCAGGACGGGCTGGCGCTGTTCCCCGAGAGGTACTCCCTGGCCGACCTCGCGGCGAAGAAGATCGAGATCGGGCCCATCCGGTTCGCCCGGGAATTCTTGTGCCAGGCGCTGCACGACGACATGAGCCTGTTCCCCCATCGGTTGTTCATCGGCGACCCGGTGGAGCAGCCCCTGGTCAAGCTGGGCATGCCGCTGGCTTTCTGGATGGAGGCCGGGATCACCAGCGTTTACACGGGGGTGGACTTTGCCTTGAGCGCCAACGTGGGCGCCGACTTCACCGTGATCTTTACCATCGGGCTGGACGGGGTGGGCAACCGGTGGATCCTGGACATCCGCCGGTTCCACGGCATGCCCTACCAGGAGCAGAAAAGCCAGATCATCGAGGTCGGCCGGCTGTACCAGCCCGGGCTGATCGTGTGCGAGGCCAACCAGGCCCAGCGCATCTTCGGGGACACGCTGATCACCGAGACCGACCTGCCCATCCTGTGCTACACCACGGGGGTCGAGAAGCACGCGCTGGACAAGGGCGTGCCGGGGTTGCGCATCCTGTTCGAGAACCGGAAGTATCGGATCCCCCGCGGGGACGCGCGGTCGGTGGAGCTGACCAACCAGTGGGCGCACGAGCTCACCGCGTTCACCTGGCACGAGGGGAAGCTGGCCAGCCTGACCGGGCACGACGATCTACCGATGGCCAACTGGCTTTGCGAGGTGGGCATCGGGCGCGGGGCGTTCACCTTCAGCATGGGCCTGGACACCATGCCCGACCCGGCCAAGGTGGCCAAGAAGCTGACCGTCCAGCAGGCGGTGCAGCAGGCCGCGGGGAAGCTGGTTGGGCCGGCTGGGGCCGGCCCGGTCGGGACGGTGTTGCCGGGGCCCGTGGTGCTCGAGCGCCCGCCGGTCCCGGCCGGCCCCCCGCCGCCCCCGGTGCAGCCCCGGAGTGCCTGGCAGGTCGGGCAGTCGTTTTCCCGGGCTGGTCTGGGGCCCGCGCAGCCCGCGGGGGAGGTCGAGCTCGGCCCGTTGGGGTTCCCGATACTGCCCGGGGAGAAGTAGTCCCCAGGACAGCCGTTGACGTTCTGTGCGATCTGGGCGATGTTCGCCGCATGAGCGCCCCCGAGAATCCTTCCCCTCCGACCCTGACCCTCCAACTCCCCACGCCGGCCAGCGAGTACGTGCTGACCCGGGCCGAGAACCAGGTGGAGTCCGTGGCCATGGCCGAGGCGGACGCCGGGGTGCCGGGGCTGTGGACCCTGCTCCGGCGGCTCGAGGCGGCCGGGGACAGCATGGAAGAGGCCCAGGCGGTGAAGGACCTGCGGCAGGTGGTCCGCGCGGTGCTGGCCCCGCGGTTGGAGCCGGAGGCCTGTGGTGCGCGCCCGGACTTGGGGGGGAGCTACACGGCGGTGGATGCGGAGCCCGCCGGGTCGTACACGGTCACCGGGATCACGCGGGGGGTGCCCCATGCCGAGAAGTAGCTTGCGGGAGCTGCTGGGCCAGGACCAGGTAGATCTCGAGTACACGCACGTGCGGGTGTGCCCTTGCGGGCGCCGGGTGGCCTCGGGGCTCGAGTGCGACCACGGACAGCCAGTGCTGTTCGTGCATCCGAAGCAGGGGGCGCTGTTGAAGCAGATGGCGGCCGGGTTCGAGACCCTGCCGCGCAAGAGGTAGCCCATGCCCACCAACGTGGTCCGGACGGCGGCGCAGGAGCGCCTGTGGAAGAAGGCCAAGGCGCGCGCGGCCGCGCAAGGCCACGCCCTGGACTACGCCTACGTGATGGGCATCTACCAGCGCATGTTGGGGGAGGACGCCTCCAAGTCCTTCGACGCGCCCGTGGCGGCCCAGTTCGCTCGGTGGCACTACCCCGGCCAGCTGCCCCGCGGGGCCCGCGCGCAGGCGCTCGAGGACGCGCGGGCGGCCCGGGCGGGCGAGCGGGAGGCGCAGGCCGACACGGCCATGCCCACCCAGGAGTGGACGCCGGAGGCCGGAGCGGCGCGCCCGGTGCTGCGCGCGGCGGGCGTGGTGGCCAACCTGCCCCTGGACGTGGCCCAGGCCTCGGCGTTGACCCGGGAGGTCGACTCCCTGGCGGCTGCGGCGGCGAACGAGTTGGAGTTCCGGCGGAGCTGGGGGGCGGTGCTGCGGGGGAGCGGGCTGACCGACGCCCCGCTGCGGCGGGAGCTGGAGACCCGGGGGCTGGCGCTGTGGAAGGCGCGGGCAGGGAAGGGACGCAAGATGGAACCCAAGCTGGTCGTCGCAACAGGCGGGGAGCTCACCAAGGCGGTGCTGTACATCGGGCCTCGAGGTGGCCGGTGGGCGAACCCGCAACACACCATCGCCTGGGACGACAAGGTGCACGGCAAGCCGAAGGTGGTCCTGCACGACGCGACTGAGGACGAGGAGAAGCCCGCGGCGCCCGAGCCCCAGGCCGGCCTGCCGGTCGACGAGCAGGAGGCCCTGGACGAGGTGGCCGAGCGGTCCGGGGTGGAGGGCATGCTGTTCACGAAGCGGCGGCAGGGGAAGCACCTGGCCGCGGTGACCTACGGCCGGGCGACGCAGGCGTTGCTGGGCAAGCTGTTCCTACGGGGGCTGATCTCGCAGAAGAGCCCCGCGGAGGGCGAGGGGTTCGCCCTGACCCCCGCGGGGGAGAAGCTGGCGCGCCGGCCGGCGCCGGCCGCCCCCGAGGTGCCTGCGGTAGCGGTGCCGCTGCCCCCGGGAGCCCGGACGGAGATGGGGGCGCTCGGGAAGATCGCCAACCAGTCGGTGGCGCACGTGGTGGCCACCCCCGCGGGGGTGAAGCGCCCGGGGTTCGTGCTGGTGGGGCACTACTCGGCGGAGCTGGGGTACGAGCGGGACGACGGGCAGCCGTTGACCGAGGCCGAGGCGCGGGAGATCTCCCAGGTGGGCCCGGGCCCGCACCACCGGACGCGGGTGTGGCCGACGGCCGAGGCCGCGAAGGCGGCGGTGGAGGCCGCGGGGGGCCAGGTGGCGACCATGCCCACCCCGCCCGCAGCGCCGGAGGTGGCTCCCGAGGCGCCGAAGCTGATCCTGACCCCTCCCCCCAAGGGGAAGCAGGCCCAGCTGGGGCTGTTCGCGTCGGCGACCACGGCCAAGGTGCAGGAGGCACGCGACCGCGCGCAGCAGGTGGCCAAGAAGGCCGCTGCTGCGGGGCAGCCGGTGCCCCAGGCTGCGCTCGACATGCAGACGGAGGCCCACGCGGAGCTGAAGACCCGCGCGGTGGACGAGCAAGCGGCCGCAGTCGCGCGGCAGGTGCGCGGGCCTGAGAAGGCTCGCCCGGTGGCAGAGATCAAGGCCGAGGCTGGGGAGCACGTGTGGGGCTCCAGGAAGGATCTGGCTTCGCTGGTCCACTCCCCAGACGACTTGGCCAAGCTCACCCCGGAGGAGCAGTCCAAGGTGGTGACCAAGGCCCGCCTGGTCGAGGCCTGGGAGCCCGAGGACCTGCTGGCCGACGGCTGGGAGCCCCAAGCGGTGCTGGCCCGGCATGCGATCGAGGCGTGCATCGCCCCGGGCGCGGGGGACAGCCTCGAGGCCCGGCAGGCCTACATGAGCGGGGTGGACTTCTGGGCGCTCACGTTCGACCAGTGCAAGACTTTCCAGGACGTGCAGGAGGCCTTGACCGACCTCAACCGCCTGACCGACGGCCGGGTGGAGCTGGCAGCCATCGAGAAGCCGGAGCTGGACACGTTGCTCTGGAAGTACGTCGAGCACCGTGCGCAGCGGGAAGGCAAGACCCTTGCCCCGCGGGAGCAAATCCAGGCGCTGTCCACGGCCTATGATGCGGCGTCGACCATCTATCGGGAGATGCACAACACGGTCCGCGCGCAGATCAACGAGTACCAGCGGCAGTTCTGGACGGAGTACACGCACGGCAAGAGGAATCCCTCCAGCTCGGACTTCTGGGAGAAGTGGGTGGTCAAGAAGCCCCTGCCCCCGGAGCTGGTCGCCGGCCAGGAAAAGGTGGCGGCCCTGGAGGCCACGAAGAAGCGCGCCTACCAGGCCCTGGAGGATGCTGGGGGGGATCTCATCCGCCACGTGGATGAGTCGGAGGCGGTGGCCTGGGCCAACGGGTTGCCCTCGGGGGACGTGTCTGCTATGCACATCCGCGCGGCGGACGGGTCGTACACCATGAAGTTCTACAAGCGCGACGAGAAGCTCGCTTCGGCGGCTTGGGGGAAGGCGGGGAACCAGTACCAGCAACTGGTTGCGGCGCTCGGGGAGCGCATGGTGCGACTGGTCAACTCCGGCCAGGGCGGCGGTGGGGCCTGGAGTTCCTACCACGAGAAGGCGGCCCCGAAGGCGTGGCTGGACGTGCTGGAGACCATGAAGGCGATGCGGAAGCCGAAGGAGAAGGGTGGGCCCGCGCCGACCGCAGAGGATCACGTGCAGATGATGCACGAGCACCTCAAGTCCAAGAAGCGCAGCGGCGGGAAGGGCGGGCCGGGGTGGCTGCGTGAGGTGCCGGACACCGTGGTGCGCAAGGGTGGCCGCGTGATCGGAAAGAGCACCCCCGCGGAGATCGCCCGGGAGTTCGGGCTCAAGAACGTGCAGTTCGGCAACTGGGTGTCCGAGGAAGACGCCCAGGTGCACGTGCCTGCGGTACACGCTGCGTTCGCTGACCTGCAGGACCTGTTGGGGGCGGACTCGCCCATGCAGGTCAGCATGAACGGCCGGCTGTCGCTGGGCATCGGCGCGCGGGGCAGCGGCAACGCGCGGGCGCACTACGAGCCGAACACCGAGATCATCAACCTGACCAAGATCTCCGGCGGTGGGGCGCTGGCGCACGAGTGGGCGCACGCGATGGACAACCTGCTGAGCAAGGCAGGCAACCCTGAGGGCACGCAGGCGCATCGGTCGGTGGCCGACGGCCAGGACAAGGGTGTGCAGCCCGAGGTGGCCGCGGCCTTCCAGGCCGCCATGCGCGAGATCCTTTCGGGCGAGTTCTACCAGGACGCCAAGGTCATGGGCAGCTCTTACTGGACGCGCCCGCACGAGATGTTCGCCCGCGCGTTCGAGGCCTGGGCCGAGGACGAGCTGGTCCGGCGAGGGCAGGAGAACAGTTACCTGGTGGCGGGCACCAGGAAGGTGTACCGGACGGGCAAGTTCGTTTCTCAGGCGGCCGTGGTGAAGGGGATCATGGCGCAGGCGTACCCCCAGGGAGCGAAGCGGGCAGCGATCGGGGAGAAGATCGGCGCGTTGGTGCGGGTGTTGCGTGAGACCGGCGCGCTCAAGAAGGCGCTCGAGGCGCTGGACGCGCGCCGGGGTGAGCCCCTGCTGGTTCTCGAGAAGGCCGGCGGCCCCTACGTGGGCCCGAAGGGCGGGCTGTGGGCGGACCCGAAGCACACGATCCACTGGGATCCGAAGGAGCACGGCGCCGGGGCCAAGCAGGTCGACCTGTTCGCGGAGAAGCCGGAGCCCAAGGCTGCGCCCACGGCGGAGATGCTCCCCGGCCTCAAGGATCTGCGAGAGCAGGCTGTCGGGGCCACGATCGAGACGACCGACGCGGCGGCGAAGAAGGTGGGGGAGGACAAGTGGGAGTTCACGTGCAAGACCCGCAAGACCCCCGGCGGTGTGCAGACGGTGGCGGTGGGGGAGGCCAAGCAGGTGCGGGCGATGTTCGTGGCTGAGTGGACGGCGGCGCGCCAGCCTGGGAAGCCGGAGCCGAAGTTGGAGGTGGCGGCGGAGCCCGCCCCCGCGCTGACCGTGCCGGCCGGGCCCGCGCTGACTGCGGAGAAGCCGGCCCTGGACCCCGCGAAGATCGCGGAGCGGGATTTCCCGACGATGGCTGAACGAGATGAGGCTCGGCGGGTCGAGGCGACGGGGAAGTACCGGAAGTTCGTCGAGGACCTCGGCCGGGGGCACGCGGAGAACGCGCAGCGCCTGGAGCAGGAGTACCTGACCACGAAAAATCCAGAGGTGTCCGCCTCTCGGCCAAACAATTACCGGAGTCCCCGGGAAGTTCTGGCCGGCCAGATCGCGCAGGCCTATGAGGATGCTGCGGGGCATGCTTACCGCGGAACGATGGGAGAGCCGAAGCGGGTCCTGTCCATGTTTCATGCTGGGGAGGGAGAGAACCTGGACCTGACCGCACAGGAGTTGCGGGAGATCCAGCAGGGGGCGCAGGTACGGAGTGCCGCCTACCAGCAGAAGGCGGAGGAGTGTCGTGCTCGGGGAGCAGAGGAGAACCGGAGCATGCAGCAGAAGGTGGTGGCGGCCCCCGGGGCGGGGGAGGTGGCGTCCGGTGGGTTCACCCTCGTCGGGTCCACGTTCAAGCACAAGGAGGTCATCAAAGACCTGGGCGGGAAGTGGGATCCGGAGAAGAAGGTCTGGACGGTGCCCGACGCCGAGACCAAAGAGATCCTGGACTACTACATCCGGATGGACTCCCCTGTGGCGTTGGAAAAGCTGATCCACAAGAACCCGAAGGAGCTCCTGCGACGGGCCCGGGAGGCGTCGGCCTCTGCTGAGCCTGCCGCGAAGTCCCTTCGCCTGGTCGTCAACCTGGACCCTCTGGAGAAGGCCAGCCCCCGCGGGGGCAAGTACGTGAAGCGCGCGCCCGCGCCGGGCGGGGGGCACCGGTACTACTACACGGAGAAGGGGTACGAGCGGGCCACCGGGCACGTGGACGGGGCGAAGGCCCGCGACCAGCACCTGTCTGGGCGCCTGCAGGGCCTGCTGGCCAAGGCGGGCGAACAGGGCCTGCACCCCAGCCGGCTGGCCTCCCTGGTGCAGCAGCACGGCAAGAAGGCGGTGGCCACGGCGCTCAAGAGCGCCGGGTGCCGGTTCTCCAAGGGCCGGTTCTACGGGAGCAAGAAGTGCTGACCGAGCGGGAGTTGGCCGAGGTGCTGGCCCACCTCCCCAGCTGGGCGCACTGGCCTTCGGGGTCTCCCAGGCTGATCGCGCTGGAGTTCCTGGGGGCGCTGTCCCGGGCCGGCTGGAAGGTGGTGCCGCTGGCCCACCAGGAGGGCCGGCCGGCCGTGCTGTCGTTGACGCAGGCAGGGACAGGGATTGACGATTTACCGGATTAGCGGGATGTTGCCGGTTATGCTTCTTGGGCATTCTATCCGTTTGGCTCCTACGTGCAAGCAGGAGGCGTACTTTTGCCGTGCCTGTGGCACGGAGCGGTTCGTCTACAACTGGGGTCTCGGCGAGTGGAAACGTCAGTACGAGGCGGGAGAGAAGCCTAGTGGATTTTTGTTGGCGAAGAAGTTCAACGCGATTCGCAGAGAACAGTTCCCGTGGACCTACGAGGTGAGTAATACTTGCAGTGCTCGGGCGTTCATGAATTTGCAGAAAGCCTTCCAGCACTTCTTTCGCCGAGTGAAGCAAGGAAAGAAACCTGGGTACCCGAGGTTCAAGAAGCGCGGGGTTCGGGATCGGTTCTATGTGCCCAATGCCATAATTTCTTTCGATGACCTTCAGGTTCGAGTTCCTAAACTCGGTTGGGTTCGTATGCGCGAATCCCTTCGGTTTGAGGGGAAGATCATAGGTGCTACGGTTTCTCGCAGGGCCGACGGTTGGTACCTCTCCGTCCAGGTGGACGTAGGGGAGATCCGGAAGTCCAGAACGTCGCACGGGGTAGTTGGGATCGACCTGGGACTGAAGTCTTCGGCCACCCTCTCCACCGGGGAGGTACTCCAGGGGCCGAAGGCCCTACGCGCTGGGCTCCTGCGCCTTCGGCGCCTGAGCAAGGCGCACAGCAGGAAGCGCCGGGGCAGCGCGAACCGGGCGAAGGCCAGCCGAAGGCTGGCGCGGGCCCACCTGCGCGTCGCCAACATCCGAAACGACTGGCTGCACAAGACGACCACTCGAATCTGCCGTGAGAACCAAGCGGTGGGGATCGAGGATCTTCAAGTGCAGAACCTGACTGCCAACCGAAGGTTGGCGCGGGCGATCTCGGACGAAGGCTGGGGCGAGTTCCGAAGGCAGCTCGAGTACAAGGCCCCCATGTACGGCACCCAGATCGTGATCCATCCCCGGTTCTATCCGTCCAGCAAGACCTGCTCCCGGTGTGGGAACGTGCTGGCCGAGCTCTCGCTCGGCCAGCGGGTGTTTCAGTGCCCAGCCTGCGGGCTCAGCCTGGATCGAGATCTGAACGCAGCGTTGAACCTGCGGCCGAAGGCCGCTGTCGCCGAGAGTTCCTCGGAGACGGTAAACGCCTGTGGAGGAGCAGTAAGACCTGGCCGGCCTCGGCCGGCCAGGCAAGCCCCCGCGAAGCAGGAATTTCCTCAAGCGGCGGAAGGTGCGCCATGAGGAAAGGAACGGTACCCGAAGGGCTGATCGCGCTGGAGACGCTGACCAAGGGGGGACCTTTGGGTGGGGGTGCGCTGTCCGACCTCGAGGAGTTCACGAAGGCAGGCGGGTGAAGGACAAGGCGCTCGCGGGTGAGATCAAGCAGTTGGCTGCCGCGGGCGCGAAGCCTGCGAAGTGAGCTGAGGAGAGCACGATGATCAACTTCAAACTCGCCCAGAAGATCGCCCGTTCCGGGCGCTACCGATCGGACCCCAGCCCGCAGGAGCTGGCAGACGCGGAGGCGGAGAAGGGTTGGGTGAAGCTGCGGGGGCAGGGCGCTCCCGTGGCGGAGCCCGAAGCGGAGAAGTCCCTTCCCGCCCTATCCGCCCTGGCCGAGCTCACGAAGTCGAAGCCGATCCCGCTGCCCACGTCGGGCAAGGCCTCGAGCATCGCCAGCATGCGGGCGGCCCAGGGAGTGGACTCCGAGGGCAACGCCAAGAAGGCGGAGCAGATCCCTGGCGGGCTGGCCTCGGGGAAGAGCCCCTCGGACTTCCCGGCCGAGGCGCTGTCCGCCGGCGTCAAGGTGGAGCTGGAGCACACGAAGGACGCCAAGGTGGCCCGCGAGATCGCCATGGATCACCTGACCGAGGACCCGGCCTACTACGAGAAGCTCGCCCGGATGGAGGGCGAGGCGAAGGAGAAGAGCATGGCCACCGAGGACACCGGCTTGAACGGCCTGGCCCAGTTCGCAGGCGCTGAGCCCCTGGAGAAGGGCGTGCTGGACGCCCCCGCGCCCGTGGCGCTCGAGGCCCCCGCGGCCGAGAGCCCCCAGACCCACCTGGTCAAGGGCATCGACTGCAACCACCAGCCCCGGGAGGCCCTCGCCCACGCCTACGCCGTCGTGAACGCGCGCGTGCGCGCGGAGCGCGACGCTGGGGTGACCCTGGGGGTGCCCGGGCCGGCGCCGGCCGTCCAGGCCGACCAGGACCCCGCGGGCGTGGCCTACCTGAGCAAGGGTGGGGAGATGGTGCCCTTCGCCTCCCGGGCCGACCAGGAGGCCGCGGAGCTGGTCAAGAGCGGCGAGTTCAACCACGCGGAGCCCCCGCGGTTCCCCACCACCAACTTGGTGGGCTGGACCTGCCCGAAGTGCGGCGGGCACCTGATCAAGGCGCTGACCGCCTGCCCGCACTGCAACGCCGGGCACGTCGAGCAGCCGATCATCACCGAGCGGCAGGAGCGGCCGGAGCCGCCGGCCGTGCGGACCACGGGCCCCCTGCTCCAGCCGGCCCGGCAGGTGACGGTGGACGCGCGCAACGGGCTGTCCCTGACCGACGACGAGTGACCGAAGGGAGGCCCCGGTGGGCATCGGCAAGAACGTGCTGGACATCGGGTTGAGGCTGGCCGGCGCCTTCGGGGCCGGCCTGCAGGACCTCGCCCACGAGCGCCTGCTGAAGGCCGACGGGGAGACCCAGAAAACCGGGCCCGGGGGGTCGGACAAGGACACCGCCGAAGCCAACCCGGTGCCCGACAAGCCGGCCAAGGAAGACCCCAAGTCCCTCATGTGGGACCCGTTCGCCATCGTGGAGCAGCTCGGGTTCAAGGACCGCCCCAGCCAGATCACCTACGGCACTCTGCGGGCCATTGTGCGGCGCATGCCGGTGGTGGGCGCGGTGATCAACACCCGGATCGACCAGCTGGCCGGGTTTTGCGTGCCCCAGGAGAACCGGTTCCAGGTGGGCTTCCGGGTGAAGCTCCGGGACAGCAAGCGCAGTCCGACCAAGGTCGAGCGCAAGTGGTCCGAGCAGATGGAGCAACTCCTGCTGCGCACCGGGGTCACCAGGCACCCGCGGGGCCGGGACAGCATGGAGACCTTCATCCGGAAGTTGGCCTTCGACTCCCTGACCTTCGACCAGGACTGCTTCGAGGTCATCCCCGACCGGAAGGGGCGCCCCTGCGAGTGGTACGCGGTGGACGCGGCCACCATCCGCTTGGCTGACCAGCAGGGCGCGCGCATGGATGAGGACGAGGAGAAGGCCACCCGGTACGTGCAAGTGTATGACGGGCTGGTGATTTCCGAGTACCACCAGGCCGAGCTGGCCTGGGGCATCCGGCACCCCCGGACGGACATCCGCCTGTACGGCTACGGGGAGTCCGAACTCGAGCAGATGATCACGGCCATCACCAGCCTGTTGTGGGCGTGGGAGTACAACCAGAAATTCTTCTCGCAGGGCTCGAGCGCCAAGGGCGTCTTGAACTTCAAAGGGAAGCTGCCCGGGGGCCAGCTGGAGCAGTTCCGTCGGCACTGGTACATGATGCTGAGCGGAGTCGAGAACGCTTGGCGCACCCCTATCACCAACGCCGACGAGCTCCAATGGATCAATATGCAGAGCAATAACCGGGACATGGAATACAACGCCTGGATGGACTTCCTGATCAAGTGCGTGTGCGCCTTCTACTCGATGGATCCGAGCGAAATCAACTTCAAGTATGGGAACGTGGGGCAGAAGGCTGGCCTGTCCGAGGACTCGAACGCTGAGAAGGTCAGCGAGTCGCGGGAGCGCGGTTTGCGCCCCCTGCTGAAGCACTTCTCCGACCAGTTCAACCGGAACCTCATCTGGCCGACGAACGAGTCGTTCGAGTTCGAGTTCGTGGGCTTGGACAGCATGACGAAGGACAAGGCGGCCGACCTGACCACCAAGCAAGTGAAGTCGACCCGCACGGTGGACGAGCTCCGGGCGGAAGACGACCTGGACCCCCTGCCGGACGGCAAGGGCAAGGTCATCCTGGACAACGTGTGGATGCAGTTCGCCCAGCAGAAGGACGCCGCTGCCCAGCAGGAGCAGGGTGGAGCCCCCGGCGGGCCCCCTGGGGCCGCAGGCGGGCCTCCGGGCACCGAGGGCGCCCCTCCGCCCGCCGGTGGGCCGCCGGGCGCGCCGCAAGCCCCCCAGGGGGCTCCTGGCGCCCCAGGCGGGGCACCTGGCGCGCCGCAGGGTGGGGAGCAGGCCCCGGACTTCGAGCAGTTGCTGGGGGAGTACGAGCGGCCGGAGCCGGAAGAGGGAGCCAAGTCGTTGACGGCCGCCCGGGCGCGGGGCCCGCTGGCGCGCAAGATCGTTCTGGACCTGGACATCTGAAAGGCGGTGTGCGGTGAGGATCAGACACAAGGTTTACCCAAAGATTTCCGACGACTCGGCGGGCAAGAACCTCCAGTTCGCCCCGGACGACGCGCTGGCCGAGGTGATCATCGACGTGTACACCAAGCAGGCCAACAGCTACTTCTCCGTGGTGGCTGGGGCCACGGAGGTCATGTCCCTGGGGGACGTGGCCGCGGTGAAGGGTGTCTACCTCGAGGTCAACGGGGACTGCGAGGTGTTCGTGAACGCCAGCGCCACGGCCATCCCCATGAAGCTGGTCACCGGGGGGACGGTGGCCAAGCTGTTCCTGGAGGCCACCATCACGTCGATCAGCGTCAAGGCGCCGGCCCTGGTGGCCGTGACGGGCAAGATCTGTGTCTGGGGCGACTGACCTGTCCCACGTCCGAAGGGCGGCGCCGTGCGGATTCACCTGGAAGCGACTGCGGAAGAGCTGGCAGCCAAGGGTAGCAGGCTGGTCGGGGAGCTTGCCCAGGCACTTGAGGCTGACGCCCCTGGCCTGGCCAAGGCTCTGGGGGCCGCCCAGGAAGCCGTGACCCAGCCCCGCCCGTCCCCGCACCCGGCGCTCGAGGAACTCCTGGGGCAGAGCCGGGAGATCTACGCCCACCGCCTGCAGCAGATGATCGCGGCCATCGGGAAGGTGCTGGACCGGGATCCGGGGGTGGAGAAGAGCCTCCCCGAGGAGGCCGGTTGGGTGGAGCTCAGCGAGTCGGTGGGGGAGCAGCTCTGGGCCATGCTGGACCTGGGGGACTCCGCCGACGGCGAGAGTCTCGAGAAGGCCGGCGCGGTCATCCAGGGGCAGCCGAAGGCGGGGCACAAGTACCTCCGCCGAGTGCCCTTCACCGGGAAGGACGGTAAGCGGCGCTACCGCTACTACTACACGGCGCAGGCCATGGGCCGGCAGGCGCAGGCCGGGGAGGCCGTGCGGGTCGGCAAGAAGCGGTTCAACGTGACCGAGGTGGATGCCCAGGGGCGGGTGACTTACGACGAGGAAGAGGACGAGGGCGGCGACCAGGAGGCCCCCAAGGGCAAGCAGGGCGCGGGCGCGCCCGGGGAGCCCGGGGCGAAGGGTGCGCAGCCGGCCAAGGCCAAGAAGACCCGCACGGTGTCCGCTGAGGAGTGGGTGGGCACCTTGGCCGAGCACTACGGGGCCGTGGTCGAGGAATCCATGGACCGGCGGGCCCGGCAGGCGGTGCGCGCGGTCACCAAGCTGGTACCCGCCGAGCTCCTGGCCGACCTGCAGGGGGCAACGGACGCCGAGCGGATGGAGGACCTGGGGAAGCGGGTCCCCGACGTGTACGAGCGGCTCAAGAAGGCCTTCGCGCGGGCGGGCGTGGACCCCTGGCGGTCCAAGCAGGTGATCGCCCGGTCGCTGTCCCGAATGGGCTGGGAGGATGAGGGCAAGGCCGCGGCCATCGGGTCGGTGCTGACCCCCGAGGGTGCGCAGCTGGCCAAGCGCCACCTGCAGCTCCTGGACGCGGCCGAGAACCTGGCCGGCGGCCGGAAGGTGAAGGCCCGGCACGTGCAGGCGGCTGCCGAGATCATGCAGGCCTCGCCGGAGAAGTTCGCTGCGGCGGTGAAGGACACCGCGGAGCGGGCCGAGGCGGAGCTGGTCCGCCTGCACCAGTTGCTGCAGGTGGCCAAGCAGGGAGGCGCCCAGGAGGCCGGGCAGCTACTCCAGGCCGCGCTGTCCAGCCCGGCGGTCAAGCAGCTCCTGGAGCTCGCCCAGGCCTTCCCGGGGTTGCAGGACCGGGCCATTCCGGTGGCTCAGCAGATCATGGCCCAGATCCCCGCGGTGGCCCCGCGGAAGGCGGCGAGCACCCACGGGTCCCAGACCAACGTGTTCGTGGCCGGCGAGGGCGGCCGGCCGAAGGCCGTGAAGGCCCAGTACCGGCTGGTCGAGGCAGACGAGGTGCAGGCCTCGCACGACCCCACCGAGGGCTTCAAGCCGAATGAGAAGTACCCCCGGAACGTCCAGGAGCGGGTGTACCACCGGGACAAGGCGGAGCAGTTGAAGGTGCTCCGGAACGCCCAGCAGCTCAACCCGGCCTTCGTGGCCAACACCAACCCCGACGCGGTGAACGGGCCTCCCCTGGTGGGGCCGGACGGCGTGGTGCTGGGGGGCAACAGCCGCACCATGAGCATGCAGGTGGCCTACTCGCAGCACCCGGGGAAGGCGCAGGAGTACAAGGACTACCTGGCCGAGCACGCGCAGGAGTTCGGGTTGAAGGACTCGGACGTGCACGCGCTCAAGCATCCGATCCTGGTCCGGGTGGTCGAGGTGCAGGACTCCTCGGAGAAGGGGCTGCAGCTCCTGGTTCGCCAGTTCAACGAGAGCTTCACCCAGGCGATGGACCCGCGCACCATGCAGATCGCCCTGGGGAAGAAGGTGGACGACCGGACGATCGAGGACATGGCCGCGAGCATGCGCGACGACGAGAGCCTCGGGGAGTTCCTGTCCGGCCCGCGGGCCGAGGCCTTCGTGCAGGCGCTCTACCGCACCGGTGTGATCGACGACCGCAACTCGAGCCAGTTCGTGCGCAAGGGCACCCGGCACTTGAACGAGGACGGCAAGACCCTGGTGTCCCGCATGCTGGTCGGGCGGCTGGTTGGGGACGCCGACCTCATGGCGGAGATCAGGCCGAAGGCCCTGGACGCCGTGGCCAACGCCACGCCGTTCCTGCTCATGGCCACCCAGTCGGGGAAGAAGTACGACCTGGGGCCGTCGCTGCGGACCGCGCTGGACGCGCTGAACGTGCTGCAGAACCACGTGGACGCGGGCACCATCAAGCCGGTGGATTCCAAGATCCCGGAGAACCAGCTGCGGTCGCTGACCGAGAGCTTCCTGTCCGATATGTTCGGCGGCCGGCACCCCCTGCTCGAGGACGAGCGGGCTCGGGCCCTGCTGGACGTGCTGGTGCGGAAGCCCGGCCCTCAACAGCTGGCCAAGGTGTTCCGGGAGTACGCGCACCTGGCCCGCCAGAATCCCGAGGGGCAGGGGAGCCTGCTGGGCAACACCCTGACTCCCGAGCAGGTGTTCAAGCAGGCCATCGTGGGCGCGGGCAAGAAGGAGGCCGCGGAGGCCGAGGCGGCCAAGGCGCCGAAGGAGAAGGAGCCGAAGATCATCAAGCGCCGGGTGGGCCCGGAGGAAGCCGAGCCCGAGCCGGCTCCGGCCGGCCCGACGGCGGAAGAGCAGCCGGGGTTGTGGCACAGCCTGGACGCCCAGCCCGAGGGCCTCGAGGACCTGGCCAAGGCCGGCGGGCAGCCGCCGGCGCACGCCGGCGGGCCCTTCATCGGCCCCAGGGGCGGGAAGTGGGCCGACCCGGCTATGACCATCCCCTGGGATCCGAACCAGCACGCGCAGACGTCGATCTTCGAGTTCAAGCCGCCCCCCGGCACCCGGTCGGCGGCCGACAAGCCGGCCAAGATGGTGGACCCCCTGGTGCGCACGCTGGCCCAGACGGAAGAGAAGATCCGCAAGTTGAACGTGGAGCACGTGCACTTCCTGGGGAAGGAAGGGGAGGCCGTGGTGCCCCCGCTGAGTGGGGATCGGGACTCCTGCCGGATCATGGGCGACGTGCTGAACAAGGTGCGGGAGCATGGGGACGTGGTGTTCACGCACAACCACCCGGACAACCTGTGCTTCAGCCGGGAGGACATCTTCCTGGCCGTGAACTTCAACATGGCAGAGATCCGGGCGGTGACCAAGGCCGGGGTGTTCGTGATGCACCGGCCGGAGGGCGGGTGGCTGGAGAAGGGGCAGGTCTGGAAGGACGCGCTGGGCCCGGTGCAGGGGGCCTACTCGGCGGGGCACGACAAGGCCAGCGACGTCATGGTCTCCCGGATGGAAGAGGCGTCCAAGAACCTCCCCGGGAACCCGCCGGCCGACGAGAACCACCCCGACTATTCAGAGGAGAAATGGAATGGAATCCTCGCAGCAGAGCAGTTCAAAGCCTTCCGCCGAGACCTCGGCGGGCGGTTCGGCTGGAAGTTCACCTTCGAGCCCGCCCCTGCCGGAGCTCCCAACGCCGGAGGAGGCGGAGAAGCACGGCCTGGAGCTGGACAAGCACAAGCCAAGGCTCCGCCCCAGGAGTGGGAAGGGAAGCAGCAGGGACTCCTGAGCGGGGGTAAGAAGGATTCTGCTGCGAAGGTGGAGGAGCCGGAGAAGTCTTCCACGCTGCCCGCGCAGGTTGCAAAAATGCAGGAGATCGCGCAGCGGTTCGGGACCAACCGCAAGGCCAACCTGGCGATCGCTGTGGAGGCCTTCAAGGCGCTGGGGGTCCCGGTGCGCATGCTTTCCCAGGAGGACCCCGCCCACATCCGGGAGGGGATCAAGAAGAAGGGGGCCGCGTTCCACCTGGACGGGGAGATCGTGATCAACCCCTACTCGAAAATGTGGAGCGACCCGAAGGGGAGGCAAAAGGCGTTCGGGGACGAGGGCAAGCGGTTCTACTCCTCGGGGGACCCCGCCCGCTTCTTCTTGCACGAGTACGCGCACTACCTGTTCGACGACGGCGGCGTTCCCGACGAGTACATGGCCAACAACCACACGCTGCGCGCGAAAGTGAAGGCTGAGGTGGGGGAGTACGCGGGCTCCAGCACGAAGGAGTTCATCAGCGAGGTGTTCGCGGCGACGGCGTTGGGCAAGAAATACTCGGACTTCATCATGTCCGAGTACAACCACGCCAAGCGTGAGCGCCCCGGTCGGCGTCCGGAGTTGAGCAAGGCCTCCGGTCCCTACGTTGGTCCCAAGGGGGGGCTGTGGGAGGATCCCGAGCATACCCGGCACTGGGACCCGAAGGAACACCAGGGCGGGCAGCAGGGGGCGCAGTTGGGGCTGTTCGTGGCTCGCACGCCCGCGCCCGCGGGTGAGACGCAGCAGGCGGAACCCGTCCCGGAGCCGCCGGTGGCCGCCGAGGTGGCCGCGGAGCGGCCGAAGCCGGCGGAAGAGCCGTCCCCGGCGGCGAACGGCGGGCCTTCGGCCGCGGCTCCGCCCCCGCGCGGGGAGCGCGAGTTCTGGAAGGTGACGGAAATCCACGACCACCGAGAGGTGGACTTCCTGACCGGGAAGCGGGCGCCCATGGATCCCGAGAACAAGAAGACCTGTGAGCGGTGCGGGGCGCTGCACCAGATCACCTACACCATGGAGTCGAACAAGGGGCGCACGGCGCACGTGGGGAGCGGGTGCGGGCCGGCGATGGCCGGCGGGGCGGAGTACCTGGACGCCAAGAGCGTGCTGGAAGCCAAGAAGCAGATGGAGAAGGAAGCCCGCGATCAGCACCTGCAGCGGGCGCTGCGCTGGCAGGAAGAGACCACAGCAGACCTGGCCAAGAAGCACCTGACCGGGGTGGCATTCCCCGCAGTGGAAGAAGGTGAGCGGAAGACGCCGGTGGGGTTCGAGTCCCCGCAGGAAGGACAACGGGAACTCCGCACGGCGGACGGCTTGGCCCGCATGTTCCTGCCTGCTTTCGGCAGTGATCGGGCGGAGCGATTGGAGTCTCTCAAGCGCCGATGGGCGGACGTGCTATCCAAGCAGGTGGTCGACCAGGCGGAGATCCCCTGGCCAGAGAAGTGGCCGAAGAAGGCCCCGGGGATCAACGCCAAGGGGGCGGTGCAGGAGTCCCTGCGGGTGTGGATCGTGGAAAACATCCTGCCCGAGCTCAAGTGGAAGGCCCCCACATGACCCTCACCACCTACCGTCTGAGCTCCCGAAAGCTGACCGTCGCGGTGGACGTGGATGAGCAGTCCACCATTCAGGCGGGCGCGCCCGTGGTGCACAAGTTCCTTGGCCAACCCCTGGCCCACCTGGTACGTTGGATGCAGCAGCAGGGCGAGTTCGAGATGGAGCAGGTGCAGCCGCTCCCCACCAGCGAGGATCCCGCATGCTGATCACCGCCGAGCAGCTCCAGGAGATCCGGCAGATCATCGCCGACCACCACGAGGCGCTGATCGTGGATGTGCTGGGCCCGGAGGCCGTGACCCCCGAGCAGCTCAAGCGCCTGGTCGACGGCGGCCTGGTGGGCCCCCAGGGGGCCGTGCAGGTCGACAACGCCATGGACGCCTACGTGTTCGGGCAGCTCCTGGCGCTGGCCGAGCAGAAGAAGTCGGCGCACTGGACCCTGCAGCAGCTCCACGCCCACCTGCGGAAGGAGCCGGTTCCCCTGACCCAGGGCGAGCTCCACGCTCTCACGCTCGCGCGGGAGCGCGCGGGGCAGTACATCCGCGGGCTGGGGAACACCGTGAGCACGGACACCGGCGTGCTACTGATCGAGGCCGACGCTCAGCTCCGGAACAGAATGCGGGCCGAGGTGCGGTCCCAGGTGGAGCAGAACGTGGCCCGGCGCGAGACCGCGCGCCAGCTGCGCTCGAACCTCGGGTGGGCCACCCAGGACTGGACTCGGGACTGGGATCGCATCGCCCGCACGGAGCAGCAGGCGGCGCTGCGCGAGGGGCAGGCGGACGCCTACCGGAAGAAGTACGGGTCCGACGTGCTGGTCGCGCGCACCCCCCAGCCGGACGCCTGCCAGCACTGCAAGCGCCTGCACCTGGGGCCGGACGGGCAGCCGCGGATCTTCCCCCTGTCCGTGCTCACCCAGCACGGCACGAACGTGGGCCGGAAGGCCGCCGACTGGCAGGCGGTGGTGGGTCCGATCCACAGTAACTGCGCCTGCACCACCGTGCGTGTGCCCGCGGGCTGGGGGTTCGACGAGTTCGGCGATCTGGTGCCCGGCGGCGAGCTCGGGGAGCGGTACGGGTCGGAGGAGGAGCTGGAGGACAGCCTGCGGCTCGAGGGCGACCTGCTGAAGAGCCGGAAGACCGAGGGGCCCATGACCTACCAGGGGATCAAGCTGTTCATCGAGTCCCCGGTGGGCAGCACCAGGCGCTGGGAGGATGGCCAGGGCGGCATGGGCGAGACCAAGATGCAGCACGCCTACGGCTTCGCGGAGAAGACCGCCGGCGCCGACGGGGAAGCGGTGGACGTGTTCGTAGGCCCGGACCCAAAGGCCCCCATGGCCTACGTGATCGAGCAGCAGGACCCCACCGGGCGCTGGGACGAGCACAAGGTCATGCTGGGGTTCTCCAACCAGGTGCAGGCCGAGGACGCCTACCGGGCGCACTACGACCGGCCGGACGCCTGGATGCTGTACGTGACCGCCATGCCCCTGGACCACCTGCAGCGGTGGCTGGCCGCCCCCGAGGTGGCCGTGCAGGCCAAGCTGGAGCCCCGCCTGGTGGTGCCCCTGACCAAGGCCTCGGTGGAGGTGTACGCCCACACCCGGGCGCACATGCGCTCCCCCAGCCCAGGCACCTCGGCCAACTACCAGGAGGGGCAGCTCCCCCCGCGGCCGCGCTCACCGGAGGCCGCGGCCTACTCGCCGACCGCCCGGGAGCTGATCTCGGACAGCCCGGTGGAGGAGCCCATCCGAGGGGACCTCGAGGACCTGTTCCCGCCGACCGTCTACCAGGAGCGCCCGGTGTACTCGGCCGCGGGCATGGGGGCGATGGAGGCGGGCCTGCTGGCCGTGGATGAGGACCGCCGGCGGGAGGAGATCAAGGCCCGGAGGAAGTACCTGGCCGAGCGGCAGGCCATGCTGGCCCGGCGCCCCACGCCCTACGCCCACCCGGAGGACGAGGAGGGTACCCCGTGAGGTGCTCTCAGTGCGGCAACCACGTGGTGCAGAAGTCGGGCGGGCAGGTGCGCTTGCGGGTGAACGGGCCACTCACGATCGACGAGCAGGGGGTGTGCCGGGGGCGCTGCTACTGGTGCAAGACTGAGCTGACTCTGCCCCTGGTGCTGATCGGGGGGAAGCCACTGGCCGAGGAGCACCTGACCATCCCGGCGGACCCGGCCGGGCCGCCCGCGGCCGGCCCGGGCCGGCCGCCCCGCCGGGTCGTGGTGGGAGCCGGGAAAACAGCCCTTGACGGGAAAGTGGGTGTTCCAGTAGGTTGACGCTTACGAAGTCCGGAGACCCGGAACGGCCAATGGGGCCGGTAGGGGCGACAGGCGAAAAGCCAGTCGCCCCTTTGGCGTTTCAGGAGCAAAAGTGCGCGAACGGCCGTTCAATTTCGAGATGCAGATGGTGGCCTTCGAGAAGGCCGACGCCCCGGCCGGCAAGCAGCGGCGCATCGGCGGTGTGGTGAGCACCGCGTCGAAGGATCTCCAGGACGAGCAGATCATTCAACGCGGACTGGACTTCTCGCACTTCGTCAAGCATGGCTGGTTCAACGACAACCACAGCAAGAAGACCAGCGACATCCTGGGGTACCCCGAGACCACCAAGTTCTGCCGGAAGGGGTCCACCCTGCCGGACGGCACCACGGCCAAGACCGACTGTCACTGGACAGAGGGCTACCTGCTCCCCGACTACAAGCCGGCCAACGAGGTCTGGGAGCTCGCGCAGTCCTTGGCCAAGACCAACCGCAAGCTGGGGTTCTCGGTGGAGGGGAAGATCCTGCGCCGAGAGGGGCCGGACAACAAGGTGATCGCCGAGGCCCTGGTGCGGAACGTGGCCATCACGAACTGCCCGGTCAACACGGACTCCCGCCTGGAGATCCTGGCCAAGTCCCTGCTGGCCGTCGAGGCCTCCGAGGCCGATGACGGCGAGGACCTGGACCGGGCGCTGGCCGCGGGCCCGGTGGACGCGGCGAACCCCGGCCCCCTGCCGGCCGGCCCCCAGGAGGGCCCGACGGCCGGCCGCTTGCTGGCCCCCCGGAGCCTCGAGCACGGGGTGGGCCGGAAGAAGAAGAAGCTGCGGCGGACCTGCGACGCCGATGCCAACAAGTCCCTGACTCAGGGAGAGGCCGAGCAGTGGGTGCGCGCCCGCCTGCCACAGGCCAGTGAAAACCAGGTTGGGCGCGTGATCCGGCTCGCGCGTGCGCTGCACGCCCGAAGCTGAACGGAGGCTGATCATGGCGGACGCGAAGAAGGGCATGGACGCGAAGAAGGGCAAGAAGGCCGACGACAAGGACGAGGACGACCTGAAGCCCGGCGAGGGCGCCGAGGGCGCGGACAAGCCCGAGGGCGACGAGGAAGAGGACGAGCCCGCCGACAAGAGCGACAAGAAGTCCCTCGACCTGTCCACCGACGACCTGGAGCGCAGCCTGAGCAAGCTTGAGGCCGAGGTGGCCGCCCAACCGGCGAGCCGCAAGTCGGTGCTCCTGGCCAAGGCCCAGAAGGGCGAGGCGCTGTCCAAGGCCGAGGTGGACGAGCTCCACACCGTCCTGGGCGGCTCCGCCGAGCCCGCGCCCGCGCGCCTGGGTGAGGACCTCACCCGCGGCATGCTCGAGAACGACACCCTCCAGAAGTCGGTGGAGGTCTCGGGCGTCCTGGCCGAGCTGCAGAACGAGCTGGTCAAGGCCCTGGACGGGCTGGGCGAGCACGTGGCCAAGGCGGACGCCCGCCAGCACGAGTTCAACCTGCTGCTGGCCAAGGGCCTGGTGGAGACCGGCCGCAAGGTGCTGGACCTCAGCAAGTCCCTCGAGGCCATGGGCGCGCAGCCCGCGCGGGCGCCGAAGTCCAAGGGCATCCCCGGGGCGCAGCCGCTGGAGAAGGGCTTCGCCGGCCAGCCGGGTGCGGGCGAGCAGCTGACCAAGGGCCAGGTGCTGACCGCGCTGGGCGAGATGGTGGAGAAGTCCATGACGGCCGGCCAGGGCGGCGTGACCGAGAGCGGTGAGGACCTGGCCATCGCGTGCAGCCGGTTCGAGCAGTTCGGCCAGCTGAGCCAGGGCGTGGCCAACATGGTCCGCGCGCACGTGCAGAGCAAGAAGTGATCGAGGCCGAGAGGGGCTGACAAGGAAACAGATTCCCCCACGTGGGGAGAAGGAGATCCGGATCATGCTGCCGAACATGGTGAGCCTGCAGGACTACCAGGGCGTCGAAGGTTTCTTCGGCGCCCAGAGCGGCCAGGACGTGGAGATGCTGAACAAGGCACTCGCGGCCGGCCAGGACATCAACGCCCCCAGCCCGTTCACCGCAGGTGACGGCTTCGCGCTGCGCGTCGAGTCCCTCGAGGAGACGCTGAAGGTCACGACCTACAAGATGGAGCACCTGAAGTTCTGGCGCGCCATCCCGAAGCTGCCCGAGTACAACACCGTGGCGGAGTACAACCGCCTCGAGGAGTACGGGCAGAACCCCGACTCCGGGTTCATCTCCGAGGGCGATCTGCCCACCGAGGAGAACAGCCTGTTCTCCCGCCAGTACGCCATCGTGAAGTTCCTCGGCACGACCCGCCGGGTGACCCACCCGATGACCCTGGTGAAGACCGCGCACGGCCCCGCGATCGCGCAGGAGACCGTGAACGGCACCATGCACCTGCTCAAGATCATGGAGCGGGGCCTGTTCTACGCGGATTCCGCGCTGAGCACCCTGCAGTTCGACGGGTTCGAGAAGCTGATCCGGGCCAACAGCCCGGCGGCGAACGTCATCGATCTGCGCGGCCTGCCGCTGAGCGAGGACGCGCTGACCGATGCGACCCTGATCGTGCACGACGCGCCCAACTACGGCACCCCGACCCACCTGCACATCAACCCGAAGGTGAAGGCGGACCTGGTGAAGACCTTCTACCCGAAGGAGCGGTACGGCGCGATGGGCGCGGGCTCCGGCAACATGGTGGGCCTGGACATCAAGGGCTTCACCAGCCCGGCCGGTGACGTGCAGTTCGAGAGCAACGTGTTCGTGACCGACGGCGGCGGCGTGACCGCGGCCGTGGGCGACGTGGCCCGGCGGCCGGCCACTCCCGTCGTGAGCACCGGCGCGACCAGCCCGGCCGCGGCCCTGCTCAGCCAGTTCACCGCGGACGACGCGGGCTCCTACTTCGTGCACGCGATCGCCTGCAACCGGTACGGCCGGTCGGCGGCGGTAGACGTGGGCGGCGGCGCCATCGCGGGCATCATCGCGGGCGACGAGATCACCTTCGGCCTGACCCCGGGCTCCGCCGTGGCGGTCGAGTGGTACGAGATCTTCCGGACCCTGGTCGGCGGCGCCACCGGCACCGCCCGCCTGGTGCTCCGGGTGCCCAACCTGGGCGGCGTGGGCGAGCAGCTGGTGCACGACTACAACGCCAACATCCCGGGCTGCACGCACGGCTTCCTGTTCCAGCAGAACCTCGAGGCCATGAGCTTCAAGCAGCTGGCCCCGATGGTGAAGATCCCGCTGGCGGTCATCGACAGCAGCATCCGCTGGATGCAGCTGATCTAT